ATAGCGTTATTAGCTGGTGCTACGGTTTGTGTTGTAGTGTTATTTGAAACCATACTATTTGTAGTAGGTTTATTAATAACTGTATTTTGATCTAGGTTTGTACCTGCTACGATTGTATCTTTATCGTTGAAGGCAACTGTACCTTCAGGTGATGATAATACACGTTTACCATATCCGGGTGACATAAAATCATCTGCTTTTTCTCCTCTATTAGCTAAGGCAAGTACACCTCCTACTGCAGCTCCAGCAACTGCTAATCCAGCTAATGCCTTAAAGGGGTTTGCTATTGCAGCGGATGCTGCATTTATAACCATAGTACTTTTAGATACTTTCTTTATATCCTTTAAAATACCCAACATACCCTGAAATCCAGATATGGCTTTGATTATTTGGACACCACCTAATACCCCCATAACACCCCCGAGTAAATAAGCGTTTTCTAATATCGTAGTAAAGATGTTAGCTATAGTACCTAATGGACCAGCTGCTAAGTCTACAAGTGCACCTTGTAGTTTTTCAATCATTAGACCAAATGCTTCTTGAGTTTTTAACATTTCTACTTGAGCAGCTACTTCTTCTCCCTTTAAAGCAACTATTTCGTCTTGATTCATCTTCCCATACTGCTGCATCAGTAGAGATTCGGATAATCCATCAACAGACATACCAATAGCATCAGCCATTGCTTCCTGTTGTATTCTATTCATATTAGAGAAATCTTCAAATGTTCCCATTTCACGATTAATCTCCTCCATTAATGTTTTTTGATCATTATTTAGGGCTGCTAATCTAGCTTTTTCCAGATTAATATCTCTACCTAATAATAACTCTGCTTGTAGTTCAGCGTTTATGGATGATTCAAAATCTAATAACTTACCTGCTACTGAGTTTACTTGATCTAAACTTAAACCTAGTGCTTTTGCTTGTGCTACACCTTCAGTTAACGCTACTACAGAACCTTGAAACTGAGCTAAACCATAAGCACCGGCTTTACCAACTTCATCCATTACCCCCTTAACGTTTATAGCAACACCTTCTTGCGCTGACATAGCACTTACAGTTTCATATTGAGCGAGGGTTTGTTTTCTAAAGTCTTCACCTGTAGCTTCTGCTATTTGTCTAAGTTTTGTAGCTGAATCAGCACCTATACCTAACTGATTAGTAAGTTTACTTTGTGCCGCTGCGTTTTCAGGTATGATTTTACCTGTTAAACCTAAGGCTTCGTTAAACTGCATTTGTGCCTCTACTAACTTTTTAGTAGTTACAGTAATATCATTTGCTGAAGTTGCTATTCCAGCAAATTCTCCTCTTATTTTTTGACCTTCCTCGTATGATACGTTCATACTCTTAGCTAGATCAACTACTTGAGAATTAACTTCACCCGCTGCCATTACAAGAGCAGTGAATATAGCTTCTGGTGATTTTAAAGTATTACCTATACCTTCAAACGTCTTTAACATTGTACTACCCAATATTTTAAATTGAGTTGTTACACTATTAACTGATTCTCTTGCTGATTGCTGTAGATTATCAAATTCACCATTTGCCTTGCTTAAATCAACATTTACCTTACCTATTTCAACTTGAATAGGTTTATTTCTATTTACAATATCTTGTTTCTTCTCTTCAAGAGTATCAATTCCTTCTTTTAACTCTAAGACAAACCTATCGTTACCCTCTGCTTCAGCTTGGGTAAGTAACTCATACTGTTCTGCAATCTCCTCTTCAGTTTTTGAGGTATCTAAAAGTGAACCTTGTAATTGTGTAAGTTTATCTTTTGCCTTAACAATATCAAGGTTTATAGGTATTATTTTAGATTGAAAATCATCTCCTTGCTTAATTGCACTTATTGCTTCAGAAGCTGCTAGTTCAGCATTTGTCTTAATCTGGTTAATATCAAATATACCTGTTATACCTGTTACTTTAGAAAGAGAAGTTAAAAGACCACCAGCAATACCAATAGAACCCTCTATTGCTTGTCTGTCTTTAAGTTCATTTGATAAACCTCTAGTTATTGTATCCTGTTTGTTTGAGGATTTATCTAATATAGTATTAGCATTACCTAATGCTTTTGTACTTTCATTATAAAGTTTATTTGATTCTTTTAGTTTTTGGAGGTTTTCTTTCCTAGTTTCTAATTGATCCTCTGTAAGTTTACCTTGTTTTTCTAAATTAGATAATCTTTGTAAGTTTAATATAGCATTATTTCTTTCAGCTTCAGATGATATTGCTTGATTTTTAACCTCTTCTCGTTGTTGTTTAAGGGTTGAAAAAGCTAAATCTGACTTTTTCTGCATAGATATAAGTTCCTTAGTATCAAACTTAATTCCTTGCTCCCTTTGTGATAGGATATTACCACTTATACTAGATAGTGTTTTAGTAGCACTATTTATTTGGTTTATTGCTGATTTACCATTAGTTAACTCACCAACTATACTTTGAAGGGAAGCAAAAACATTTTGAAACTCATCATTAGTGTTAGTTATTTCAGAATTAATTCCTTTTAAACCTGCTTCTAGTTGTTTAACGGAAGAATTAGCATCTTTAATACTTTTTACATCAAAGCCTTTAAATGGATTATCCTTACCTAACTGATCATACTTTTTCTGTATGTCATTAAGTAAGGAGTTAATCTGATCTAGTTCCTGTTTTGTGGGTGTAGCCAAAGTAAGGGTGTTTTATTATAAATATTACTACTTATAACTTGTTTTAGTATATTGTTGAGAAGCTGCCTTAAAGTCCTGAACGTTTACTTTACCATCCTCACCTACTAACGTTTGCTTTGTAGTACTATTAGCCTTAGATGCTTGTTCGTTAGCATCGTTTTGTTTTTCGTAATGCTCGTTTATTAACTTAAAAGTCGTATTACGTAGCCAAACAGGCATATTGTATAAAGTACTATAGTTATAGCCTCCGTTACCGTGAAATATTATTTCGTGTATTTGTCTAAATAAACCAGCTCTATAAGTCGGAGTCAGGCCAAAAAAAGCTGAGTCCAATGGGGATTTCCCTATCGATTCCTGCTGAGCTACGAAAGGTCATGTCTACATCAGGCATACACGTTTTATAGTGTTTCCTGAATGCACGTGAATCCATAGCTAACATAAAGTTATCTACAAACTCGCCAACTGACTTGGCAGCACCGTCTCCTTCTACGGCAGTTATAATGGTTTTTAATCTAGTTGAAATAGCGGGTGATGAATCAGGTTTGATTTTCTTTATCCCTTCAATATCTTTTTCGATACGTTTTTCGTCTTTACCTGTTAAAAGTTTAAACTTAACAACTGTATCTGATTTTGGTAACCTAAACTCAAACTCGTTTTTACCTTTTGGTAGGTTATCGAAATCTATATCGACGTTATCTAGTTCTGATAGGTTTACTACATCATCTACTCCGGCTATTCTAACGGGATATTCAGCACCGTACCCAAGTACACGAGCAGCTATTAATAGTGCGTTTTTATCGCCTAATAATAAGTCATCTACGGTAAACTTTGGTGACACTATAAGTGATTCTAATAGTTTGTCTAAAACTGTACCGTTTGTGATATAGTTTTGGTTTGTTAGTATATCCTCCTCACGAGCAGTCATATACTTGATTTCAACTTTTCCAGCTGCTAAAGGTGAATCTTCAGCATAAAAATGACCTTTTGAGGGTAGTAAGACTGTTTCGGTTGGGAAATTAAACTCTGCCATAATCTTGATTTGTTGTAACGTTTTTATTATACATAATAATATAAAAAAAGGGTTGACATAAGCCAACCCTCTTTTATAAAATATGTGTATTTCTTCTTAGAAGTTCAATATTGCGTAATCAATCTCACAAGTCATAGTGATTTGTTGAGCAGTTGATTCGTTATCGAATCCATACTCACCAAAGTCTGCGTTAGAAATCATAGCACCTTTTAAGATCCACTCAGAAACGACATCTCCAACAGGTCCTAATACATTGAAAGTTAAATCTTTCTTGTAGAAATCACTGTACCCATCTCTTCCTGTTACACTTTCGTGATGTAGACGAACCCATTCCATAATAGATTGTGCTCCTGAAGGTGTGATTGCATCATATAACGTAAACGTTACTGGTTGCCATACAGTTTTACCTTTAAGGTTTCTTCTTGTGTTTACATGGTTAAGAGTTATTACTTCTTGACTCATTTGGATCGCACTTACTCCTTTAATCATGTAAGATGGAAAACCGTCAATCAGCATCATGTACCTGTTCTGTTGTTTCGGTTCGAAAGCTGTGAAGAACATTTCGTTAGTATCGAGTATCGCCATTTTGTGTTTTTATTTTATTATAAATATTTAGTCTCTTTGTTTTTTATTCGAAAGTAGCTCCAGTTGGTGTAACATTGAAATCTAACAATACGAACTCAGCCGTTTTGGTTGGTTGTAAGAAGATTTGACCAACTAGTTGGTTTCTATCTACTACATCTGGTCC